AGGAAGTTGTTCACGGTTGTTGTCCTTTGTGGTTGGAGTTTGTTTTTCTCCGGGTGTTCGTGTCCTTCGTGGCGGGTGCGGCGTGTGCCGGGTGCGCTCTTCGTAGGCCGAGGGTGCGGTCGTGCGACGATACTAGCGGGAGTCGTCGGAGTTTTGCAAGGATGCGATCTCTCGAAGTATGCGCTCGGCGAACGCCCGCCCCGGGTCGCCTCCCCATAGCGCCCATGCGATACGTCCGGCGGACGGATAGCCGTCTTCTCCGGGTCGGAATCCTTCGGCTTGTTTGTCGACTTCGTGACGTGCGAAGAATGACCTCATGCGGGCGATCGTGGTGAGGGACATCGGGCGACGGTTCGCGATGTCACGCGCCCGGGAGACGCCGACTTGCGTTCCGCCTCTTCCGTAGGTCTGCCTCCAGTCGAGGCCGAGTCGTGCTTCTTTCACCATCTCGTCGGTCGGTGTGTATGTCTGACGTTGTTCGGGTTTCGGTGCGGGTTCGCTTTCGGCGCGGACGGCATCCATCTCGGCGAGTGTGAGCGCGATGATCTGAGCGCGTGCATCTCGGCGACTCGAATGGCAGCCCATGACTTCACCGTCGGAGTCTTTTACGACTGCGTACCCTCGGGTGCAGCCCGCGTTATTTGTGTCGATGGAGTACGGCACTAGCGCCGCACTTTGGAGACGATCTCCTCGATCGACGCGAGGTTCGGTTTCTGTATCTCGTGGCGGACTGCGACGATGTTCGCGGCGTCACCGTAGGCGCCGAACGTGACGAGGGAGACTTCGGCGAGATGTGCCTTCAGTCGGTTGATGACGCCGTTCCGTTTCTCGTCGCGTAACGGTTGGAATCCGACGGATAGGTTCGTGAGCACGCCGTCCCGGATGAGTTCGAGGGCTTCGTCTCCGGCTTCGGTCTTGGAGATTCGGAACTCTCCATAGAGTCCGCCGTCTCGTTCTTCGAGCATCGTGGCGCGTCCGATCGGCGAATCGCTCTTATGTTGGAACAGTAGTTTGACGCGGTTCGCGGCCCGAGTGACGTCACGGAATACGCCTTTGCGGAACACTTCGACCATCGTCGGCGAGATGCGTTGCTCAACGTCGTAGGGGACGGCGATCCCGATGACGGTTCGTCCGTCTCCTTCGGCGCGTACCTCGAACGAGGCTTCGTAGTTTCTACGCTCCATTGTCATCGGTGTCGAGTCCTTCTTCCTCCGGTAGTGATGCTACTTCGGCGGGTGTGTTTTCTACGGAATCCGTATCGCCGATCGGCATTCTGTTCTCGAACTCGCGCACCTCGTCGACGGTGAGGAAGCCCGAATCGAGCGCGATCTTGTGCGTCTCGTAGCGGGTCTTCGTGTCGGGTCGGAGTAGCGCGTCGACGTTCATCTTCGCGTACTGTCCTCGGGGGAGTTGTTCGGTGAACGACTGCTCGATGCGTTGGATGTACGGCATGAGACTCCATCGCACTAACTGGAGGTTCTCTTCGGAGACGTTGGAGTAGGTGCGCGACGAGTTAGGGGCGCCGAGGTAGTACGCCGGGAGGCCGATCATGTTCGCGATTTCGGTGAGTGAGAACGCACGCGTCTCCAGTAGTTGAGCGTCCTTTGCGTTATCCGAGAGTTGTTGGAACTTTGTCGACTCGTTGAGGACTGCGGGCGTGCGACGTGTCCCGCCGTAGGTGCGTGTCCATTGTTCCTTCAGTAGGTTCGCTTCTTCTTGCGTGAGGTCGGGGTTCGCCGAGTAGATGATCCCGGTCGGTTGTGCTCCGCCGTCGAAGTACCGTTGGGCGTAGGTGTTGACGGCGACCGCTCCGCCGATCGCTTGACGTTGAGCCGAGAGGATTCCGTAGCCGACCATCTCACCGGGCATCGAGAAGCCTTTGATGTGCAGCACTTCGTCGGCGGTGTAGTCACGATCGCCGATCTTGTAAAGTGTGCGGCCCTCGGCGCGTCGGATGTTGACTCGTGTCACCGATACCGGGAAGATGGAATCGGGGTAGCCGTTCGCGTTCGGTTCGCCGAGGATGGCGATGTAGTTTCCGTGAATGATGAGAGACGCGACCATCGCCGAGATCGTTTCGATTCGCGTGCAATAGGGATCGGGTTTGATGAGTAGGTTCGGCTGCGGGTCGACGTACTCCTCGCCCCGGTACGCGTGAAACGGTAGGCCGCCGATCGCGTCGGAGATGAGTGTCACGCCGCGCCAGATACCGGGCACGGAGAGAGTCGAGGTTTCGTCGACTATGACGCCTGCGTTTATGTCCGGGAAGAGTCGTCCCATCCGCCCGGCTTCGTCGACGTAGACGTTCGGATAGGTGAAGCCGTAGGACGAGGCTCGTTTCTGGCGGCGGAAGATGTCGAATAGTGCCATCGGAAGAGTGAGTCTAGTAGATAGCGGCGCGAGGTTTCGCCGCCGCTTTGCTCTTCGTGGTCGCGTAGTGCCAGGCCAACGTCACGGCGTAGAGCGGGGAGATGTCCGCGTCGGGTGTGTTCCGTTGGAATAGCCATTGCTGTCCGACTTGTCGACGTGTCGCGGCGCCGACCGCTTTGTCGAGACGATCGTCGGTCTTCACCCGGATTGCTTTGTCGAGTACCGCATCGTAAAAGAGGGCGCACGCTGCGACGACGTCCCCGGTTCGGTAGGTGATGATCGGGACGCCGATTTGTTTGAGCGGGTCGACGAACGAGGACGCCGGGCCGTAACCGTCGACAACGACGACTCCCTTCCATCGTCGGAAGAGTTCCGTCGTGCGTTGCTGAATCCATGAGACGCCCGGACGATTCTCGATGAGTTCGATGTTCCCTTGCTGATCGCACACGGCGATCGAGCCACTACTGCGGTCGAGTGCTACGTCGACTGCGAACGTGAGCGCCCCGGCGGGTTGCACCTTCGCCGAGCATGACGCGGCGAACACCTTCGCCGGGATCATCTGTTCGGATACGGTGCTCCATACGTTGAGGTACGAGCGGCGGAACTCGTTCAGAGTCATCGTTGCCATCGCGTGCTCGACTGCCGCCTCCTCGACGGTGTAGCCGAGGGCGGGCATGACTTGACGCCAGACTTCCCGGTCGAACGGATCGTCGTCGGGTGAGGCGCTCCATTCGTAGAACGCCATCCCCTCCCCGAGGTCGGCTTGCGATGCGGCCCTCCCCTGATCGACTTTTCGTTTCAGATAGAGGGAGCGTTCCGTTCCGGCTGTTGACACGACGACGATCTGAGCGTCTTTCTTCGTTGCCATCGTCGGTAGTAGTGCCTGCTCGCGGACGTCGTCTTCGTCGGCGAACGCTTCGTCGATGATGGCGAGGTCGAGTGTTCGTCCGTGTCCGGCGGAGATGGAGTTCCGGAGGACTTCGATTCGTGAGCCGTTCGTGAAGATGATCGCCTCGTCGCCGTTCGCCCGATAGACACGTTTCACGAGGGACGCGAACGGTGAACGCTCGAGGATCGGGACGAAGTCGTCGAGTAGTTTCTGGCGGGCGTCGTGCCCGGTTTGTGCCGTGTATGCGATGCGCTGCGGCGAACCGTAAAAGAGCGCCCGGTGAATCATGATCGCAAGGATGAGAGTCGTCTTCCCTGACTGCCTCGGAACGGTGAGCACGAGTTCCCGGTAGGCGGGTCGCCCGCGTAATCGTTCCCCGAACACGTTCACGACCTCGGCCTGCCATCCCATGAGCGGTAGCCCGAGGCCGCGTCCGACGAGTTCTATCTTCTCGCCGAACGTCTCGCGGTTAGTGCGACGGCGTGTTCCGTAACGAGGCTTCGAGGTTGTCGAGTATGTCTGCGAACTCATGTTTCCTGTCCTCTCCCGCCTTCATGAGAACGGCGATCGTCTCCCGGTATTCCTTCCAGAGTCGGGCGTTCTTCGAGTCCCCTGGCTGATCGAGTTGTCCGGCGAGAGTGCGGGCGATCGCCACTGTTGCCGCGTCACACTTGCCGAGCGCGTCAGAGTCGAAGAGCCATTGGATGACATCCTCGACGGCCTCACGATTAGTCAGAATGGCGACGCCTTTGACGTGATTCGGCGGAGAAGTAATCGGCTTTGTTCGCTTTGTGCGCGATTTGCTCGGCTTTGACTTAGGCACGTTGGCCCGGGGTTTCTGACATCGGAGAGATAAAGAC